AAAACTTGGATCACTGGTTCTGCTGGTGGAGCAAGAACATCTTCTTTAGATGCAATGGAAGTGAATTTCTTAACTGAAAGAGCCGTTTGTGTTTTAGGAGCAAACAACTTCTTCTTATTTCAAGATGCATAGTTAATAGTAGTAATAGTTACCCTCGTTGTATTGACGAGGGTAGTTATTATTTTTTTTAAATTAAATTAAAATTAAATAAAATGAAAAAAGCAAAAGAAAAATTTGTAAACAAAGCCTATAGATTAGTAGGCAAGTCAGCTCCGCTGTCGTATATGTTGGCTTCTCGCCACACACGAAGATCCCCCTTATTATGGTTTGATGAAGAACAAGGTATAAATAGACCACTTCGTTATGCTCGAAATCAAAAGTCACCTTTTGAAGATGAGCAAGACGGAAATGCTGTTTTAGAACCTATTGTTTTTGAAGACGGTATGTTACAAGTTCAGAAGTCTAATCAAACTTTACAAAAGTTTTTATATTATCACCCTTCAAACGGAAAAGTTTTTGAAGAGATAAATCACTCTAAAGACGCAGCGCTTGAGCTTGCTTATGTAGAGCAAGGTTTAGAGGCTCAGATTATAGCTAAAGAATTAAAGGGAGACAAACTTCTTACTGTATGTAGAGTACTTATGGGTGGAGCAGCAGATAGTCTAACAACTCCAGAACTTAGAAGAGATGTTTTGATTTATGCTAAAAATAACCCTGAAGACTTTTTAGAGACGGTTCAAGACCCGATGCTCGAACTTTATGGTGATGTGGTAACATTTTTTAACAAGACATGGTTGGTTCTTAAAAACAACGGAAAAGACGTATATTTTAACTTACCTAAGAACAAATCAAAATTATTGTCAGTTCCTTTTGGAGAAGACCATTATTTTATTGTTTCCTCATATTTCCAAAATGATGAAGGTGTAGAGACATACAAGCTTTTGAAGAAAAAGGCTCAAACTAAGTAGAAAAACTTATTGTATCTTTGTACTTTATTAACCCTTAATGTTATTATTTATTATGGAAAAATTCTTACAAATCCCAGTTACTGATGAACAAAAACAAATTGTTTCTGTACTGGACGTTAAATTAGTAGAACAAGCTTCTACAACAACTGTAACTTTGGCTTATGGCTCTGGTAAAGTTGTAACACTCACACACGCAGCATTAGCAGCGGGTAGTGAAGTAATGAGAGACGAAGTGCAAAGCGCTATTGTTTCAGCCCTTGCGACAGGTTGGACTACAGTAGCAGTGGATTATATTCCAAGCAGCGCGATAAGCGGTATCTCTATAGCTTAATGTATAGTTCTATGCAAAAATACGTTGAAGTCAAAGTTCAAGACACGGTCGCGACTGGAACAACGACAGTAGACGAAACAGGTAACCTTGAGTTGCAAGATGGCGCCGCTACTTTCACAGGTGGTGTAGTAAATATTGGTGATGTTGTGCATGACACTACAGATGACAGAATGTATACTGTTACTGGTGTTGTAGACGCAAACACACTATCTTTATTAGCTATTGGAGCAGCAAAAGGCACAGGTTTAGATACAGGTAAAAGTTATATTATTTATTCAGCTACATCATCTTCTAAACAATTAATTGCTTCTGACGGAGTGGTAATTGTAGAAAATGCATCTGCAGATCCAATTAATAGTGAAGTTAATATTCAGTATTGTGGAGCAAGTGGAATAGCAATTAAAATTACTCACGCAGCTGTTGACGCAGGTGATGAAGCGATGAGAGATGGTTTTGAAGACGCAGTTACTGCATCTTTAATTCAACCATGGCCTTCAGTAAAATATTCTTGGGCTTTGCCTTCAAGTTTAATATTGGAGATTGCTAAAGTATAATAGCTTTTAACCATTAACCAAAACAAGAGGCTTAAAAATTTAGGCCTCTTTTTTTTTTGCTATCTTTGTAAAAAGATTAATGGATGATAAACTCAATTAGAAACACAGTACTGGCTGTAGCAAATAAAAACAACTACGGCTATATATCTCCTCAGGATTTTAATTTGTATTGCCTGCAAGCTCAAATGGATATATTTGAGGATTATTTTTATCAATATAATAATTGGATAAACAGGGAGAACCAAAGAAGTTCTGGTCAGGGTTATGCAAATATTGTTAAAAGTATTGAAGAAGTAATTGATAGTTTTTCTGCAGAAGCTTTTTTGGCACAGTTAGCGGCAGATCAAGACTTAACTAATAAGTATCAGCTGCCACCAGACTATTATTTAATTAACAAGTTATTTTATTATCCAACAGCCTTATACACAGGAACGAACACACTTGTTGCGGCATTTAAATTAACCGATGGTACACAATCTTTTGTGGCTAATCCAACGACAATGTTAAGTCCTCAAATAGGGAGTATTATTGTTAACACAACTACTGGCGAACAGTGTTTTGTTACGGCTGTTGATAATGCAATAACGCTTTCTATTAGCGCTAATATTATGAATTTAAATGATACTTACACTATTTATAATTCACGAAATATAACTGAAGTAGAAAGAGTAAATCAAAATAAATTATTTTTACTTACAAGTTCTAATTTAACCGCTCCAAGTACACAGTACCCAGCATATGTATTAGGAGGCGCAAGTTCAAATATAGCGGCAGGACCTACATCTATCGTCGGTAATACAGTAGATGTTTATCCCACAACGATTAGACAACAATACGCAATTAAAGCACAGTATATAAGGTACCCACTTGCTCCGCAATGGACATATTTAGAAACGTCAGGAAATGACCCTATATTTAATCCTGGAGATCCGCTATATCAAAATTTTGAGTTACCAGCATCTGATGAACCTAACTTAATTGCTAAAATATTACAATACGTTGGTATTGAAATTAGAGAATCTGAGGTATACCAGTTTGGAATAAATGAGGAAAATTTAGATACACAAGAAACAAGTTAAGATGGCATATATAAATCAATATCAATATTACACAAACAATGGCACAGCTCCGGAGGATTCTAACTGGGGTTCTTACCAGTATGTGTCTTTGCAAGAAATCGTCAATAATTTTATGTTGATGTATCAAGGCAATCATGAATTAATTAATAATATAAATCGTTATCAAGTTTTGTTTTATGCAAAAAGAGGCATACAAGAACTTAATTATGATGCGATGAAAGAAATAAAAGTGCTTCAATTAGACGTTGGGAGCACATTGCGTTTTGTATTGCCATCTGATTATGTAAACTGGGTGAGAATATCTCAATATAGAAATGGCGTATTATTTCCTTTAAGTGAAAACATTCAAACCAATTGGAGTTCCGCTTACCTGCAAGATAACAATAACAATATTCTTTTTGATCAAGAAGGAAATGCTTTAATGCCTCAGGATTCTGAATTAGATTTAAGCAAGGGTACAAACGGGATTTATTTAAACGACCGAAGTATCTTTAATAATCAACCTGGAACTTGTGTTGATGGCTGCTGGTATTTTGAATATGCAATTGGTGCAAGGTTTGGTTTAAATACAGAAACAGCGAATGTTAATCCTACTTTTAAAATAGACAAAAAATCTGGAGTTATTAATTTTAGTTCTTTAGGAACAAGTTCCTCTATAGTATTAGAGTATGTTTCTGATGGTATGGAAAATGGTGATGACTCGAGTGTTAGTGTTAACAAACTATTCGAGGATTATATTTATTCATTTATAAAATATTCTATCTTAAACAACAGAATAAGCACTCAGGAATATATAGTTAATAGAGCAAGAAAAGATAAAGCTTCACTATTAAGAAATGCTAAAATAAGATTAAGCAATATACACCCAGGGCGTCTATTAATGAATTTAAGGGGTCAAGATAAATGGATAAAATAATATGGCAATAAGCACAACAAACTTTATAAAAGGTCGGATGAATAAGTCCGTAGATGAAAGGCTGCTTCCTCCAGGGGAATATGTGGACGCAATGAATGTGCGTTTAGGTGCTACTGAAACCACGGAAATAGGTGCTGTTGAAAATACCAGGGGGAACGATCAGCTAACTACATTAGAATATAACGGAACCAATTTAAGTTCAGAGGCTACCTGTATAGGCGCTTACGAAGATGGTGCGTTAGAAACCGTATATTGGTTTGTTCACGATCCATTATTTGGAGGTGTAAAATTAAGTTTAGATTTAATAGTATCATATAATACTAATACTAATGCTTTACGCTACCACGTAATTACCTTTAACACCTTAAATTTTGATCCTCAATATTTAGTAACAGCTGTAGAAAAAATTGAAGATTTATTATTTTTTAGTGATGGAATAAATCCACCAAGAAAAATAAATGTTACACAAAATTATCCATTTCCTATAGGGTCAACGGATCAAACAGTTGATTTAGATTTAAACGTAATTGTTCAGCCTCCAGGTTTTGAGACAAGCAGCGCAACATATACGCCACTTGGATCACCAACATTAGAGTTGATTAACCTACCGGGTTCAGAAAATTATATAGAAGAAAGATTTTTATCTTTTGCTTATCGATACAGATATAAAAACAATGAGTATAGTGCAACATCTCTATTTACTAATCCAGCTTTTAAGCCAGGTAATTTTCGTTTTAGTGTAAAAAACTACGACAATGACGGAATGTTAAATAGGTTTAATGCTGTAAACATTGGTTTCGGAACCGGTGACAGCAGGGTTTTAGAAATCGATTTATTATTTAAAGACTCTTCTACTAATAGTATATACGTTATAGAAAGATTTAATAAAGCAGAAAGTGGATGGGCTGATAATGATATACAAACTTTTTTGTTTACAAATTCTAAAATTTATTCCGTATTAGGTGCAGATGAGTTATTAAGACTTTATGATAATGTACCAAAAAAAGCACAGGCGCTTACCATTATGGGTAATCGATTAATATATGGAAATTATACTGATGGTTATGACATTACAAATGCTGCTGGCCAAGTAATCCCTATGGATTACGTTACAGAGCTTGTAAGTAAGCCAATAAATTCGTTAGAATTAGAGGCGCCTCAATTAGCAAATGGAGTTGCCTATTCGATTGATCCATCAAGTACTGTTCAATCAATCAATGGAAAAGTTAATTTTGATTTGACAGAAATAGCGGATAAATTAAAAAAAAACGCGGTTATTACATTTGATTTAAATTTCGAACACTCATCTCTTTCTGGAACTACAGCTACAGACTGTTACAATGACAATATAAATTTTACACAAGCTAATTTAGATGTAGGTGTATTTGTAACACTTGAGCAAGATTATACTTCTGTATTTTCTTTTTCACAAAGCCCAGAATTTGCAAATGCAATTGGAACAGTATTAAATACTAATTTTGAGCCTATAGCTACCGCCTCACAAGGAACATCTTTAACAGACAAATTTAATAGCATTATTACCCCGCCAAATGTTAACTGTACTTTTACTAAAACACTTAGTGGTATAGATGATACGACTCAACAACAACCGTGGAGATTTACATCTACACCGGGTAGTAATATTATTGGTCTTCAAATACCAGCTATGAAATTTAGCAGCGTAGGAGATCCTACGGCTTCTCCTGTAGTCCCTGATACAGATATGTATGAGTATTATAGAATTACAAGTGGTGATGCATCTTTTACTTCAGACTCTGATGTCGAGTCGTTGCACAGCAATAGAGACTATGCTACTGGTATTGTTTACATGGATAAGTATGGAAGAGCATCTACAGTTTTAACTTCTGACTTTAACACTATTAGCGTACCTACATCAAGCAGTGTAAACGCAAATAGAATAAAAGTTACACTGGAAAACTACGCCCCTTCTTGGGCGGTCAAATATAAGTTTGTTGTAAAACCAAACAGAGGTCCGTATAATACAATATTTTCTAATTTTCAATATTCGGATCAAACTACTCAAGTAACTTATTTTAAACTTGAAGGTGACAATCAGCAAAAAGTAAAAACTGGAGACACGCTTATTGTTAAAACGGATACTTCCGGACCTGTTAGTACGTTAATAAAAGCAAAGGTTTTAGAGATTGAGGCTGAAGGGAGAAATTTTATAAGCACAAACCCTGTATCTGGAACAGGTGCAACAGTAGATCAATTAGCGGGTTTGTATATGCAAATTAAACCTAATAATTTTCAAGTAGAAATACCTGAGGATTCTATTGTTGAGGCGGGTAATGTTAGTGTTTCAAGAAAAAGCTCAAGCAGGTGTAAAGCAAGGATTAACTATCCGTTTTTCGTAGATGAACCTGGACCTCCAGCAACTACAAATAATTATACAATACCTGCGGGTTCAACTATAATTATAAATATAAGAGTACGCCGTAGAGAAAGAGGAAGTAAATGTGAGGGCTTTGAATGGAAATGGGATGAAGAGTTTGTTGCGTCTAAAGAATATTCAGATGCTCGTGCCTGGTGGAATGGAGATAATATAAAACCTTCATTGGCTAACCCAGGAGCTATTGAAGCCGATGGAGATGGAAGCATAGAGGCAGTTTATCAAACTACCCTTTATAACTTTAACTCTGATATACCGTGTACAAGAAATGATGGTACAGCCACAGGGGATAACGCAGTGTTTTTTGCTTGGGGACAAACTATTGCTAACGATCCAACCTCGCCATTAGGATTAATTGTTAAAACTAAAAAGCAAGGTTGCCCAGGAAGTTTTCCTTTTAGCAGAAGTAGAGCAATAAGTATTAGCGCAAATATAGTGGTTCAAAGAGCAACTACCTTAGTTACTTTTGAGAGTGATCCAATAGATGCAGACGCAGACATATTTTATGATGCTTCTGAATTGTATGATGTAACTCTTGACGCTGGAAGTGGAAATTATTTACATCAAGCGCCTACCGCGGACGGTGATCAAAACCAAACAACTTCTCAACCTTTAATTGTAACACTGCCATTCATGGATTGTTACACATTTGGTAATGGTGTAGAAAGTTTTAGAATAAAAGACGACTTAGCTTCGAAAGCTGTTAAGATGGGTCAAAGGGTATTAACTGTTTCTCAGCAAGATTTTAAAGAAGCAGATAGATTTGCAGACTTAACATATAGCGGCATATTTAGTAGTAATGCGGGGGTAAATAATTTAAACGAATTTAATTTAGGCCTTGCTAATTTTAAGGAATTAGAAACAAGTTTTGGACCTATACAAAAACTATACGCCCGAGAAACTGACATACTTACTTTGCAAGAAGATAAAATAAGCTATGTGTTGGCCTCAAAAAATTTGATTAGTGATTCTGTGGGAGGTGGCGCAATTGTTTCTACCCCTACAATTTTAGGAACACAAATTGCCAGAGTAGAAGAATATGGTATAAGTTTTAATCCAGAAAGTTTTGGAGTGCATGCTGATAATTATTATTTTACAGACACAAAAAGAGTTGCTGTAATTAAATTAACTGGTAATTCACAAAGCGATCGATTAGAGGTTATTTCAGAACAAGGAATGAGATCCTGGTTTAGAGATGAGTTTCAATTAGCTTTAGATACTCAGAAAATAGGTGGATATGATCCTTATATGGACGAATATGTGTTGTCTACTAATAATATTAAAGTACCTGTACCACCTGTAGTATACGAATGTGGTATAGAATTTCAAGGTCTTAACGTCACTTCAGCTCAATCATACACTGTTAATCTTACAAGTGTAATAGGTACAGCCGATGTAGAATATAATATTACAAGCGGCTCTGCTACTGTTTCGGCGATTTGGAATGGACAATCATTCACAACGGGAATTGTTTCGGGAAGCGGGACTTTATCAATTAATAAAACGACAACAAGTCCTGAAACCGCAGTTATTACCGTAACTCCATTTTGTTCATCTCCTCCATCATGTGGGTCTACAAGCTTTCGTGTAACACCTAAGTGTGTTACAGGTATACCACTAACAGTGGTTAAGTGTGTTATAAATTCAAATTTTGAAAGTGGAGCCACTACTCATGTAGAGTACAAATGGCAAGATGGTAGCACAATAAGTCCTGTCGATAGTAATGCTGTTACATTAGGAAGTAATCCTAATATATTTAGTTTTTATGAAACTCAAACTGGTATAAGATCTCAAGGAGTTTATCCTTATGACAGTGCAGACCTAACGATGAGAGTAAATAAATTAGTTACTGATTCGTTTACTTGGGAATACCCTCAAGATAACTTTAAGTATTTATCCTCTAACACTTTATACAATAACACAGCACCAGATGTTGCTTCATTATTAGCAGCAGCAACTACTATCCCTGATAGCTTAGTTGTTAATCCTTCAGGAACAGTTATAAATCAAGCAACAGTAGGGCCGGCTACAACGCCAGCATTTACAATGCCTACAGGTAATCAATATTTATATTTAATTTATGATTTAAGATTTACTTCTGCACAAGATATTTGTTATTCAGATGCGTCTGCTTCTGAGGCTTGTTGTGAATGTAGTGTCCCTTGTGATTCTTTTACCTCGAGTACAAGACAAGATGTAGGATTTATATGTAACCAACCTTTAAGTCAGACATTTTATTTTACTGGTGATGGCGTTGCTCCAGACGTTGGAGATTTAGTTTATAGTAACGAACAGTGTGCTGGAAATTCACCAGGGCAAAACATAAATAATTTACAGGCAGGTTACTATAAAATATCAGGAAATCAGTATATTCAAGTAAATAGTTTTGGAATAATAATAGAAAAAACAAGTTGTTAAGATGGCAGTAAATTATGGTACATATTATTTTGATGGAATAAATTTTGCACAAGCATCCGCGTTATTTACAGATGCTGCTTTGACTACGTTAGCAGCAGATGGGTTTTATTCTCAGAATGGAATTGTAAGACAGCAGCTTAACGGGGTTCTTTTAAACTCTCAACCATGTAGTGACTGTATTGTTCCTTGTGGATCAGGAATATCTGCAAACTTTTCCGGAAACGGTTGGTTTAATGCTGATATTGATTTAGCAAATTCAACGGGCGCAACAATAATTTATGCTTATATGACTACCTCAATACCTGATGGTATTATTGCCAATTACAACTCTGTGAATTATAACAGACTAACTTGTAAAAACAACGGCAATGGAGTTGTTATAACAGAACAGGGCGGAACAGCTGTAGATTATGCGGGTTTAAATAACCAAGGAACCAATCTTCCAACTTATGTTGGTAATAACAGTAACAACCCTGTTGGTACATTTAATGGAGTAATAGACCGAAACTATGTTGTTCCAACGGGATATCAAGCGACGGGAAATCAACGCACTATAACTTCAGTATCCACTCAGGTAGGAACAACAGGTAACGGTTCGCCTGTATTTACTTTGGTTGTACCTAAAACAGACGCATCGGTTACTAACTCTAATGTACAACTCTTTGCTCCTATAAATGGTACTGTTTTCTTTTGGCAAATTTCATGTCCGGCGGACCTTCCCTCTTTTCAAGGAGGCCCTCTTCAGGATGACTTATCTTGCGTCGCTAATAGTGCTACTTATTACTTCGCAAGAAACGCAACCGGAACTGCTACTCCATTTACAGTTGACACAAATACTACTCCTGAAATAGGAAACTTTGTATTTACTGATGTTAATGGGGCTAATTATTTAAATGACACAGCAAATTTAAAATATATAATATTAGACAATACTACTGCTTTAGGGGTTAGAAATGGTGTATGTGTATCTCTTCAATCCTGTGATCCAACTTAAAATATAAAACATGGCAATACCTTATACATTAACATATAATGAAGATAGTCAGGGATGGCCTTCTTTTTATTCTTTTTTTCCAGAATATATAATAGGAATGAATGCTTATTTATATACATTTCAAGGAGGTAATTTATACAGACATAACACTAATAATAATCGTAATACTTTTTATGGTCAGTTTTCAAATTCTACTATTACAAGCGTATTTAATCCAGAGCCAGTTCTTTCGATAAAGTTATTTAAAACATTATCATATGAAAGTAGTACTACGGACCCAGACCCTGAAGAAGGACGTTGGGATTGTGTAAGGCTTTTAACAGATTTAAGCGTAGGTAACATAGATGATTTAAATTTTGAAAGAAAAGAAGGAGAGTGGTATGCATATGTAAGACATAATCAAGGTGTAACTAACTTTGCGCTTAGATATGCAAATGGTTTGGGTGTTATTAATGCTGTCCCTACGGGTCCAGCAACAGCACTGGTAGTCTCATTAGGCCAGCCTATTAGTAACATTATTACTTCACACGCAACAGCTTATGTTTTAGTTAATGGACAGGCGCCAGTTTTGGCTGGAGATATAAATGTTGTAGATAGAACTAACAATACAATAACAATTGACACTACGGTGCCCGGCGCAGTAGCTCCTGTAAATGGAGATTTTATTTTATTTGTAAATAATAGTATAGCTGAGTCTTATGGCATGCGTGGTTACTATATGGAATTTAAATTAGAAAATGATTCCAATAAAGCCGTTGAACTATTTTCCGTAGGAAGTAGTGTGATGAAAAGTTATCCATAGATTTTTATTATCTTTGTCATTAAATGACGCCTAATATGCAAGAGTCTCTTACAACCCAGGATTATAAACCTGAAGAAATTCTAAATTATGTTAATGGGAATAGGGGTATGTTGTGGGAAAGAATAGAAGCTTTTAAACAAGATCTAAGTAATTTCGATGAAGCCTTGGTCCATAAGTGTGGTACTGAGCAAAGTAACGAAATGAAAATTACTTACCCTTTGAAACAAACGCTTGAGGGTGGATTATACACCAGGGAATTGTTTATGCCTAAAGGGCATATCATTGTTTCAATGATTCATAGACAACAGCATCCGTCATTTTTATTAAAAGGTAAAGTGTCTTATTTGACTGATAGTGGAAAGCTTGTGACGGCAAAAGCACCACATATAATATTTACGCAAATAGGAACACAAAGAGTTTTATATATACACGAAGACACCACATGGTGTTGTGTTTATAAAACAGAAGCAAAAACATTTGAACAAGCCGAAGCCGATGTGTATACAGATGATTACCATATGCTACCCGGCCACGTAATAAGTAAACAAAAAGAAATATGTCAGGATTAGGATTAGGAATAGCAGGGTTAGCGTTAAGCGCCGGTGGTATGGGTTTGTCTATAGGTCAAGCATCTAAGGCCAGAAGAGCAAAGCAAAAAGCTGAAAGAAAAGCTACAGTTCTTAGAAACAAAGCGAAAGCTCGAGCAGAAAAGAATTTCTATGAGGGGCTAAATGTTCCGTTAGACGCTTTTGGTGAGCAGTACAGACAACAACTTCAAACTCAACAACAAGGTATTCAAGCTTTACAAGAAGGAGATTCGCGTAATTTAGCCGCTGGTTTAGGAGGGCTCCAAGGAGCTACTAATCAAGCACAAGAAACTACGCGTATAGGTATGCAGGAAGCTTTATATGATAACGACAAGATGAAGGCCGACGCAAAAGAAAAGATGAAGCAACAGTTGATTGATATAGATATAGCTGGAGCTCAAGATCAGGCTGCAATGCAACAAGCTTATGGGCAACAAGAGGCACAGGGTATTCAAGGCGCTATATCGGCAGCTGGATCAATGATCTCTTCCGCAAATTCACTTGTTCCGTTGTTTGGAACATCTAAAGCCGACAGAGTTGCCGGGGCTGGGTATGATGCCGCAAAAGAAGCTGGAGTAGATTTTGATAAATTACAGAAACGAGCAAACAAATCGTACGATCCAAAAGCAGCAGCAGGAACACCTGAAGCACAAAGGTATATGTTAGATGCTGAGGGAGGTCAATTATTTGATCCCTTAAGTCAAGCGCAAGCTATGGCCAAGTTTAGGAATTTAAACTTAAGCAGAAGAGACTTCAAAGATCTTAGTAAAAACAAGTATGATTTTGGAGGCGGACAATTAGGTGGGTTTGGTGACGATAGATTTGCGTTAATGTTTAACAATTAAAATATAATTATGGCAGAATCTAAGTCATCAGTAAGCAAGTATTCTTTATATGATGGAAGGGAAATAGCGGGACCCGCAGTTAACTGGGGTAAAGTAGCCGCTGACACCACTGCTGTTTTAGGTGCAATCTCTAAAGATAGAATTGCCCGAAAGCAGAAAATCGAAGACGATACAGCTGAAGCAATGAACCAACTTGCTCAAGTTGAGCTTGGAGCTTCTACAAACATGAATACCGTAATTCTTGACGGATCCGCAGCTTCAAAAAACACCCTATCAAATGCATACGATATGGTAAAAAGAGGATTAATGTCTCCTAAAGATTTTGCGATGGCTATGCAAAAACAAAAAGACGGATACACCAATTTATCTACTTGGGCTAAGTCTTATAACAATGAATATGAAATAGCTTTAGAAAGAGTAAATTCTGGCGAAGCGGCTGGTATTGAAGAGGCTATGCGTCTAAGCTCATTTAAGTTTGGAAACATGACTAATAAAAAATTAATGTCGGATCCTCTTTCAGGTGAATTAGTTATGGTAGATTTAATTGAAAACGACAAAGGAGAATATGTTGTTCCTAACTACATGGATAACCCTGCAAACTATAGTACACCACAACAGCTGTTAAATAACTCTAAGTATGTTCAAAACTCTTTGAACTTAAAAGAAGATGTCTCAAAATATGTTACAGCAAATTTAGCATCAGTAGTTGTTGGATCTATGACAGCATATAGTAAAGGCTCAGGAGGTAACGCGATTACCTCAATAAAAGATTTTAGACAATTATTTGAAGAAATAAAAGGGACTAAAGCTGGAGGAAAATTCACAGATGAGGACGGAGTGAAAATAGGATTTGATGATTGGATGACTACTCAAGCGGAAGGCTTAATGGCAACTGATGTGGAAAAAGCTGAGTATGGTGTAAAAAATGGTTTATTTAGTTTTGTTGAAGGCACCCGACCTGCAGGCGATAATGATCAGTCTAAAATATATTGGACAGCTGGCGCTGGATTAGAGCCTAAGTATGAATTGACAGAAAAACAAAGACAATCTGCCATCAACTTAGGTAGAAATGAAATCAATGCTCAGTTAGACTTGGAAATTGAAAAGCAAAAAGGACTGTCTGGTAGTTACGCTCCTCAAGATCCTGTTGGAGACAGATTAAAAGCAAAAGAAAAAGCAGAAGAAGAAGATACTTTAAGTTACTTAGAGCAAATAAACACTCTGTTAACTGGAAACTTAACTGCTGCTAATAATGAAGCAAGAGATTTAATAGCTGACTTTAATGGTAGTCTTAGCGCAGAAGAACTTAAAGAAAAGGGTATCAGAGGTATAGTTGTTACTAAAAACACAATTAGAGTTAAGCCTATAAAAGGTGAAGAATATGAAGTTCAAAGATTTTCAGTTGACACAGACGAACAAGGTGTTGAAACCAGAACTCAACGAGAGGTAAGTGAGGATGCTTTAAGTTTATTTAATAGAATTGTTGCAGGCAAAAACTTAACTAAGAAAAAACTTAAAGGGTATATTGATAATGAAGATATTGAGTTTGGAGATGTTAGAGAAGAGACATTATCTTTTAGAGACAAGCAATCAGAAATTGACAATTCTCTTATACAAAGAGGGCCTTCTCCAGCTCTTGGTGATAAAGATCCTTATGGTTATATCGTGGATGTATTTGGAGGCGGCTCAGACGACACGAGTGCTGGTCAAAGCATGGAGACACTTGAGGAAACAACAAGTAAGGTTCTCGGCGCTATGATTCCTCCGGCTATAATGACAGTACTTGAGTCATCGGGATATCCAAATCCTTTAACAACTATAGTAATGAACGATGACAATAGTGGTGTGGGTGCTAATTCTATAACATTTAAAGTTGGTGAAGAGGAAGTGTTTTTAAACTTTAATAGGTCACAATCCCCTACTTATATGTACGATAAGATTAATAACGCTATAAAAGGTGCTATTGAGAAATTGAACGTGAAAAGAAGAAGAGGTGATTTGGATACCCAAAAAAGCTATGATGAATGGAAAGTAGACACTGAAAGTAACCCAACTGGAGATCAAACATTAGCAGGCTATTTGAACTGGTTAACAAATAACTAATTATGGAAGATAGAGATTTAGATGTTTTACTTGACTTAATACAAAGCGGTGAAAATGTAGCTGGTATCGACAACATAGATTCTTTAAGACAAATTGTTGAAAATGAAGGCGTTGAAGTATTATTTGGTTTAATGCCTGAGGGTGCGGTAAGCTCACCTGCAGAATTAGGAGATCTTTTTCCTGAAGGAAAAAAAAAAGACCAAAGTCAAATTGGTTCTCAATTACCTTCTTCAAATATGGCATCCACTTCAAGACAGGATCCAGAAGAACCTCAATTGGAATCTGGTCAAGAAGAAACGGCTGAAGACTTTATAAGCCAATACGATCCAAACTTTATTCCTAAAAGAATAACAGGGGCCCGATACGGGTCTAATTATCAGCAAGGAGAAAAAGACACTTGGCTTGAAAGAACTTTAGGAAAAAACTTTATTACAGATTATTTTGGTGATATATATAGAGCCGGTTCCCAAGGAATAAAACAAGGCGCAACCTTAGACGACGCTTTAAAGTTGTTTATAGACGGTGCTAACACCAGTTCAGAAGACATTCAAGAATATCTTCGTGTAGTTCAAGAAGCTGATAACGTAGGCGTAAGCGACGAAATGCGTCAATACAACCAAATATATGAAGAGGCTGGTAAGGGCCCTTGGGGCGTGATTAAAGGACTCTTTTTAACACGAGGTCAAATTATCCCACAGGTACTAACCTCATCAATATTTTCAATGTTAAACCCTACAGCCGCAGCAGGCGCGGGAGCTGGAGCAGCAGCAACCGGAGCAGCCGCAGCAGGAGTAGGGGCTGTGGCAGGATCTATAGGAACACCTGTTGGGTCAGCTATAGCGGGAGCTGTATCAGGTACAGCCGGAGCCATAGCGGGTACGTTTGGCGGTGCGTCAGCTATATTAGAAACAGGATTAACTTTTACAGAGCTTCTTAAAGAAGAGGTAGAAAAATTAGGCCTTGAGTTTGACGAAGAAGGAGTGCTGGAAACACTATCGTCTCCTGGTGTATTACAAAGTTTAAGAAATCGTTCAGCTGGACGTGGTTTAACCATTGGGGTTATCGACGGTATAGCAAGAGGAACGGTAGGTCAGTTGGTTCTTAAGCCTGCAAAAAAAATTACCAAAGCTGGTAAAATGTTAAGCAGGGCCCAAAAAGCAAACAATGCTTTAAAGGCCGCAGGTATAGAGGGCTTAGGGGGCTCATTAGGAGAAACATTAGGACGTGTTGTTGCGGGTCAAGAAATGGATGCTTCTGAAATAGCTTTAGAAGGTATCGTAGGAAATACATCTGCATTAGTTACAGTGCCTCAGGCAGTTACTGGAAAAACAGTAGTTGAATTAGTAGGAGGGGAAAAGGCTCAAGCAAAAGTAGATGCGGTAAATAAAAAAGTTAAGGCTGCGTCTGGAAAAGTTTATGATTTTACTATTGGTAAGCAGGGTTTAAATGTTTTTAAACTTCCAAAATATGGTGTAAAAAACAAAGCGGGCAATGTAACCGAAATGACCAAAAAAGAAATTGTAGACATGGTTACTACGATGACTCCCGAAGACATACGTACCGCTCAATTTGAAGTAAGAAATGATCCGGAACTACAGGAATACATTACTGATCAAAAAGAAGCAGCTCAATTAGAACTCAATCTACCGGACTACATTCAAGGAGAAAACAGGGCGGAAACTATTAGATTAGAGATGGAGTTAAGAAACATTACTGACCCTACTATAGAAGCAAATAGAATAAGAGAGAAAGAAATAAAAACAAGATTAGCTGAAATTGTAGAAAAATCTAAAACTGATACTACAACAAGCGAGCTTGCTACTCAAAATACTGATCCTGTAAAAAAAGAAACTTACGAAACAGTTGATGATAATGGAGATAAAAATATTATTACCGTTACAACCACGAAAGATGGTAGTAGAACAATACAATTAAAAGACAAAGACGGGACGGTATATAATAGAGAAAGATTAGGAAAAAATAACGATATAACTAATGAAAAATTTATTGAAAATATTGTCGCTCAAGAAGGTAGTGATATTGTTAAAACAGAAACAATAGAAGGATTTGAAAATATAGCAAATCCTAAAGCTGTAGCAAGAAGAAAACAAAAGTTAGGTATAAAAACAGAAACGACACCTGCGCCAACACAAAGTGCCGCAGAAGTTCGTAACTTAGCAGTAGATCAATTAAAAGCGGACGGTATAATAGATCCGACCGAACAACAAATAACTGAGAAAGCCAATGCCATTCAAGAGTCAAGCGCAACGCAAGTGGATGTACAAGAATCTACCGAAGATAGCACAGCAGTGGGAGAAGGAGACACCACAGGGGTCCCTACCCCAGAGGGTCCAGAACAAACCCAAGGTACTGGCGTCCCTATTGAGACGCAAACGCAAGAGGAAATAAGCGTAAACGTAGCGCCATTTTTTGAAACTTCCATTGAGTCTACAGCTGAAGCTGGTGGTGTAAGAAAAACCCCACAATATAAAGCATACAAACAAAGTCTGCAAGATTTAGCAGATGATATAGGTGTAGAAGTTGAGGTAGAAGAATCTGTAGGTGGATACGTAAATGAAGCCGGTACAAAGATTAGAGAGGTTTCTAATATAGTAAAACTTAAAAACGCAACCTTAGAACAAGCGTCTGAATATGCTGCATTAGCAGCGGCCTTAGCTCCTGAAGTACAAGAGTCAAGTATAGCCGCGGAATACACCACAAAGGGTGCAGAAAACCACAATGGTAACGAAATTACCATTAAAGTTTCAGATAGTGAAGCGACTTTTCAAGCACTTCAAGAAGCAGGTATTGACGAATATACTTTGAATGAATCAAATAATTTGTTAACTTTGCTGGATATCTTTGACTTTAGTGATCCTGAAGCGGATCTTAAATTTGACAGATTAATAGATATATTAGATAGTAAAAATGTTACTTATGAAGTCCAAAACACAGAAGCAATCAACTCCAAATTCATTGGAGCATCGGAAAGAAAGCAGATTCTTTCAGCTCGTAGACAAAGCGCCATCGAGCAACAGCAAGAAGGGTCAAACCTTTATAAGAAAATCGTCTCGGCGATAAACCGTGATGCTGAAAAGCAAGGTATATCCCCTAATGAATATATTCAGGTAGCTCCAACTGAGCCAAAAGTAACCGCTGACCCAAAGCGTGTTGAAAAAATAGCACAAGAAATAAAGCAAAAAATACTGGGGCGTAGACCTAAATCTATGAACCCGGCATATATTGTTAAACAAGTTACTGAATATTTAAAAAAAACAAAGTTAGCTGAACAACTTAACGACATTGAGTTTGATGCGTTAGTTCGTAAGGTAAGTGAAGACCTTGGTGTAAAAGCTCCAAGACGTGCTACAATTCAAAAAGCATTTAAGCTTGCAGAAAAAAACAATAGAAAATTAGCGGCAATAAACGAAGGTAAAAATAATAAAACAAAAGCCAAGCCTGATAAAAAGGTAGTTGTTAATGAAAGAGTTGCCCTCAAAGATCAAATAAAAATGCAGGCTAAGGCTGCAATTAAAAGTGTAAAAGCTTACAAAACATTTCTCAAAAATGTCACTGCTCAAGTAAAATCCTTAAAAAAATCTGGTAAATTAAGCGCCAAACAAGCCACAATTTTAACTGACGGGCTCGCTTCTATTACTCCTTTTAGTCAAAAATCTGTAGACAATTATCTTAAATATGTAGACAAAGTTTTCACTAAAGCTGATTATGTTAATAAAGTTACTCGAGCAAAAGCATTAGCAAAAAGAGCTAAGACAAATGTTGCAAAAAAAATAGGTGTGGTACAAGGTGATTTAAAAACTGCATTACAAAACGTATTTGCGCTAAACCCTTATGCCGTACCTGATGCGCAGTTAGATAACTATATATCTTTATTAGAGGAGTTTACTAAAACAACAGCGGGTGAACTTACACTAAAAGCTGCATCAACTACAAGACAGCAAGCATTAGAAATCCTTAATTCAATTGAAAAAGAAAACGAGGTGTTTGAAAACTTGTCTTTAGATAATGAATCCACACCAGATGATTATGACGTAGACGCAAATGCAGAAGAAGCTCAGTCTATAAAAATAACTAAAGAACAAATTGACAATATAGTTGGGGAAGACTCAAAAAGAATTGCAAGGTTCTTAAGCAAACTTACTTTAGACCAAATAAAAAGTTTAGTGAAAGTAAAGAAAGATGGGACCATGGATTACTCTGGTATCGAAACTCTTAAGTCTGTCCTAAAAAATATACAAAATGGATTTGTAACTCAAGGAGCTATTAAATTAAAAATGGCGGTTAATATTAATAAAGGAACTAAAACCGTAAGCGACGTAGTAACTAAAAAAGCAACAAAAGCTAATATTCTCAGAAACATTAGAAACTCGGCCAAGAAAGTTAAGGCATATTTTAGAAACACAAGCGTGATTTTTGAGCGAATGAGAGGAGGGCCTTTGTTTAATATAGATGATATAATTGGGAATTTTAATTCCAAAACAGTTTATCGTACTGTATTATCTCCGTTACAAAAAGCCTATGAAACATATAGGGGAGAAACAAATAAGCTGTTTGCTAAGGTTGAAGCAGCAGATAAACAATTAGAGTTTGATGGTATAAAGAAACCAAGAAAATGGTTCTCTATGGGACGTTCTCGAAATGCAATTGTAAAAGCAAAAGCTAAAATAGCTATGTTTCAATTTCAAAGAGAGCATCTTTCTAATTTTGTAGACGGTAAACCAAATAAAAAAGCACCTTCAGCTATAGAATTTGTTAATGCTACTTTGAAAAAATTAAAAATTAATAGTAGAGTAAACCAAAAACAAATAGATATAATTACAGAAGTTGCAAACGAGTTTACTGTTGATGGTAAAATTAGTTTAGAAAAAATAGAGAAGTCTTTTACAAAGGCAGAGAAAAATTATTTAGCCGCAATGGATGAATTAAACAATTCTCAGGCTGAAAAAGCACTCTATATATCTACAATGCATGGAAACCAAGTAGACTTATATAATAACTATGTACACCACGCTACTATTGGAGAAAGAGCTGGATCTAAAAAAGCTTTTTCTGCATTAGATGAAATGGCTAAGCGTTATGAGTCAAGTATTAATGGAAAAACAAAATCCGGGACTATTGAGTCAAGAACAGATGGACCTTCGGCGGTAAGCTTTGATCCATCTTATTCAGTAAAGCGTGGCCTTCAAGCAACCAATATGGATTACTATATGACAGAAACTTTAAAAGAGGTAGCTGGTATAGTAGGGAAAGTAAGTGATGGGTTTGCTAATAATCCAGAATCTACTGCAACACAAACGCAAGTTTCAAGCGCTCTTCAAAAAGCTGTAGACGAGGTAAATAGAAATGTATTTTTAAATAGCTTTAATGACATAGGCCCTATGGGTAAGTTCATAGAGTCGGCTAAACGATTAGGATACCAAGCAGCCCTGGCATCTATCGCCAGAGGAGGTGCAGAATTTATAGGAAATGTACAAATGTTTCTAAAAAATCCTGTAACAGGCATGAAGGCTATAAAGAATTTTACCGGCATGACTTTACTCAGACCATCTACAGTATACGATGCGGCTACTAATTTAAAATCAGGGGTCACTACTAAGCTTGTCGATGCTGATGTCTTAAAAGGCAAATATTCAAATATGTCCGACATGGGAATGCCAACACGTAGAACTGGAGAGGCTGTATCTACAATAGAAAACATATTAGGTATGGTAAAAAGATTTACTGGACTACCACAATATGCGGGTGTTGTAAATAAAATAGCAAACAAAGTTCTTTCTTTTCCCGACCAAGTATTATCCAGACCTTTATGGTTTCAAACTTATTCTGACGCATTTGCAGAAGCTACGGGAATAAAATTAACAAGCAAGGACTTTAAAAAAATAGCTGAGGGCGACTCCAAGTATTTAGGTCCAGAGTTCCAGGAAGCAAGAAATATTGCTGTTGATAAAGCAGACAACGCTATCGTAGTAATGTCTACTTCTAATAACCCCTATGACGGTATTTTAAAAATAATGCCTTCTCCTGAAGATGGTGCCGCAACATCCTATTTAAAGGCTATAGACGGGTTCTTAGCGAGGTATAGTTTATTTGAGTTTGGTAATGCTAATCACGCATTTATGGCGTTATTTAACAAAGGGGAAATGAGCAAGGCAGAAGCCGCTGCGATGTTAACGGGCACTACAATGAGAATGGGAACATATATGGTAGCATACGCAACTTTAACAAGACTATTAGATGACGAAATCTTTGGCGCAGTAGATGAAAGAAAAGAAGATGATGATATCGAAGACTTATTAGCTCGTCAAATGATAGGGTCTATAATGACTTTGGTTTTTGGTGGTAATTCTGGTAACCTAAGCCGTCTGCCAATAAACTTTTTATTAGAATATGGTATTAACGAACCTCTTCTTGAAGATTTTAGAGATGGAGAATATAACCCATACGTTCATAGTATGGTCTTTAGTCAGCTCTCCATGGAAGATATACAAAAGGGAGATTTATTAGAGATCTTTACAAAAGTTGGTCTTGGGCCCGCTGGTCCGGCATTTAATTCATTAAGAAGAGCACTTTTAGTTGCAACAAAGTCAAAAACCTCTAAAAAACCAGAGACACGAGAGAAATACAAAAAAGAATTAGAGGAACGAATACTCATAGAAGCTTTAGGTAATACAGGAATGCTGCCTTTTTATAAAGACATAAGACGTATTATTCTTAAAAATATGTTTGGTAAAAAACAAAAAACAGCAGCAGAAAGAAAAGCAGAGGCTGATTATATAAAGAATCAGCAAGAAGTACTTAAAGATCTTGGTGTAGATTTAGATTTAGATATAGATACAGATTTAGATATAGATACAGACTTCGATACAGATATAGATTTTGATTTATAGATTAGAATGAGATACTTTGATGAACATTTATGTATGATGAATAGTTACCGGTTACTCACCGGTAAAGAAACTTATGAGGAAATAATAGATCAAGATGATTCACCTGCATTTATATTTGACCCAACAAAGCCAGTTATAAGCATGAAAGATGACGTGTTCGACGTCTTAATAGATTACTTTGTAGACCTGGAAGAGTATGAAAAATGTTCAGAACTAAAACAAACTAAGACAATTAATTCTTACTATAATTTGCCCTCTCCGCTTGCAGTTTATAAAAAAGAAAAGCCTGCATCCCATTTAGATGAGAATCCGTCGGGAAAAAATACTTCCAACCCTTAGACCTTCCTTTGTTTATGTAGTAAGCAAATGCTACTGCAATTTTACCTGTATTTTTTTTGAAATTAATCACGGCTGAGTGATCAGAAGTCGGTATAACTTCATCAACACTAAAGGCTTCATTATTGTGGTTGCAGGCTCGAGAAGTACTTGAATACCTCTTTGCTATTGTTTCTGCAAAACTCCGAAGCTCCAGAGCGGTGGCTTTGTTCATATATCAGTTGTTAGGGACTGAACCAGCTCTGCCATGTTTTTACACAGATGTTGAGCGGTACGTTTGGCGTCCTCATTATTTCGGTCCATAAGGTTTTCGTAAAGGTCGTCAATGAGGTCATGACACTCGTTTGTGACATGATTGATGTGCGAGATTGCACTTACATCTTCTTCAGATATTCTGCTCATTTACTGCCTATCCATAGAATCAAGTAAAGTTTTACCTATATTAGGATTAATTGTTTTAATCGCTCGATAAATTTGCCTTGATTTAGTTCTTACTTCTGTTCGTTCCCTATTCGAACTGTCTATACCAAGATTACAATAAAGATCACAGTCCATATGAAATAAAGTATCAATCTTTTTTTTGTCATTCCAGGTTTTAAAACCTATAATTTTATCAAGATCTTCTGTACTATATTTACATTCTTCAGCTATCACTTTGTAATTTTTTTAATTTATTTAATTGAGTTTTATAAACTTCGACTTCCAAATTAAGCAAATTTATTTTATTTTCCAAATATTTAATTCCTTTGCCGTGTATTATAATGTCGTTTTTGTTGGAACTTTCTTCCCATGAAGAGGAAATATTTATTAAATTTTGAGCGACTGTATCATCGTATTTAATTATAAAAGGAAGTTCTTTTATTCCATGTAAAACACTTGCATGTGTTAGGTTAAAAATTTCTGCAATTTTCCAATAAGTATATCCTAAATGTTTACGAAGCAAATAATATACAATAAACCTACCGTAAACATGAGCGGTAGTTCTTCTTTGTTCAAGTACATTAACTCCAAATTCTTTACTTGCGATCAAGATAAGGTCCTGGATAATTGAATTTTGCATCTGGCTTCAGATATAGATTTAAGTTGATAAAATCTAAGTATTCATTCATGCTAATGAATTTTAGATCAGTAAATATAAATTTTTTTTTATTAGGTCGAGAAACTTCAAATAAAAAAGTTATAGCTTCATTTTGGTATTGTACCACTCCAGCTAACAAATGTGTTTTAATTAAATCAACACGCAAGTCCGGACAGTACTCATCTATATAAATAGCTATCAAAGTAGATAATTCCGGAGAAACATCATCTAAAGCGTCTATAAACTCGTCCTCTAAGCTGTATCCTTTATCCTCTATGTATCGATACATTAACTCCATGATCTTTTAACTCTTTAATTCTATACTCTTGTAGTTTAGAAACTTTTCCTTTTGTTTTTTTTACTTCTATAAATTCTACATCAGAGTTGGGAGGAATAGCTATTAAGTCAGGAATACCATTTTTATTAGTTAGAGTTAACTTAATTACATAATACCCTAAAGACTCAAGTTCTTTTATCTTTTTGCTCTGAATTTGTTGCTCTGTCATTGCCGTTTGTTTTCCAATCAATCCAAAAGCCAACACCTACAATTATATGTAAAAAAATAGATAAGCCATACTCGTATAGATCATGCCATGTAGCAAAATGTAAATGAACATGTCCAATCACCCAAAATGGTATAGCCATTTGTTGACTGTACCAAATTAAAAAAAATTTTATAAACTTCATACACCAATATACAATCCGTGACTTAATCTTTGTATAAGTCCGTCTTTAACATTTCTTTTAAGTATATCAGACAATGTTCTATCAACTATATCTAATTTAACAGCATATTGCTTTATATCTTTTCTTCTTAGTGGTTTTTCATTTGAATTAATAAATTCAAGGAGGTTTTTTTCTCTAACCAAATTGTACTTGTAATCTCTGTAATCCATTGTATTTAATTTGAAGTTAATAAATCTTTCTTGAAATGATTTAGGGTGTAATCTTTCTTTTTTATTACAGCTTTATATATTTCTTTTTCAATTCCACTTTTAGAAAATATCCAGTAAATTTTATTATACAACCTTTCTTTAGTTGTCATTCGATCCCTTGACTGCCAGTAACTGGTAGCTGAAAAATCAATATTATAGTAAACTAAAGCTTCGGCATTTTTTAAACTAATACCTTCTCTACCACTAACTATTTGTAAAGCTATAGTACGTGGTGTGCTATTAAAAACATCAAGAGTTTCACAAAGCATATCTCCATAAACTTCTTTCAATGCTTTCAGTTCAGCTTTAAATTTATAAAATATTGCAATCTTTTGGTTTCGAAACCTATCTTTTATATACTCAGCTTTACGATAACACAAAACGCTCGAGTTACCGCTTTCAAATTTGATTGTGCCAGAACTTAATTGATGGGTTTTAATCATAAGTTTTACAGGCGTGTCGGCTAATATCACTTCATCTTTACCTTGAAGTATTTTATGTTTTGATAATTCTTTTATGTGACTTTGTACGTTCTTACATAAATCTACATAAAGTATTTCCTCATTAGTTTCAACTTTAAACCCGGCTTGTTTTTGCGAATATGAAATAGTCATAGGCTGCATTACCTCTAAGATTTCTTTTGTTCCGTCTGAGTAATCATTAATAAACAAACTATTGATTTTACGCTGCTTAACTCTTACAAATCTTTTGGCAAACTGATAAAAGTTTTTACAGTAAGAAAAAGGATTTGATGGTATAGAACATACTTGGTGATACATTTGGCTGTAAGACTCTGGAGTAGGAGTGCCAGAAAGAAGTATAACGCGTGGATGATGAATTTGTATGATGCGTTGTATTTGTTGGCAACGCTTATTTT